GTTTTATGAAGCGTGTGCTTCCGCTGCAATTATTGGCACACTACAGGCTGGATTTGCTAGTTTTCCATACCTTGGAGAAGTCTCAGAAAGAATTATTAGCCGCGAAGCTTTACTGGGTGTTTCAATGACAGGTGTTATGGAGCAACATGAAATTTGTCTTGACCCAGAGGTGCAAAAAAGAGGCGCAGAAATAGTAAAAGAAACCAACAAGAAATTAGCTGCACTAATTGGTGTCAATCAAGCAGCTCGTACAACCTGTGTTAAGCCAGAAGGAACATCAAGTTGCATTCTTGGAACATCGTCTGGTATTCACCCCCACCATGCCAAGAGATACATCCGTAGGGTCCAAGCGAATAAGATGGAGCCAATATACCAGTATTTTAAAACAATTAATCCTAGAGCTTGTGAAGAGTCTGTGTGGTCAAATAATGACTCAGATGACGTAGTAGCATTTTGTGTAGAAGTTCCAGACGGCGCAAAGATCAAAAATCAAGTTGGTGCAATCGACCTTCTTGAGTATGTAAAAAGTACGCAAAGAAACTGGGTTGTAAGCGGTACAAACCCAAAGCAATGTACTCAGCCTTGGTTGACGCATAATGTTTCTAATACTATTAATGTAAAGCCAGATGAATGGGATTCTGTTACAGATTTTATATATAAATATCGTAAATATTTTTGTGGTGTTTCTCTTCTTCCCATAGCTGGAGATAAAGATTATGCTCAAGCTCCGTTCACAACGGTGTATTTACCCAGTGAGCAAATACAACACTATGGAGATGCTGCAATGTTTGTTAGCGGTCTGATAGAAATTGGACTACAACTATATGAAGATAATCTTTGGGCAGCGTGTGATAGTTTATTAGGTGTTGGTCAAAAAGCTAAAGGCACAGAAAAAAAATATTATAAAGATAGATGTCAAAAATTTGCTGATAAATACATGGATGGAGATTTAAAGCAATTAACATATTGTATGAAGGATGTTTACAATTGGCATGAATGGTTAGATATCAACCGTGAATACAAGGAAGTACATTACACCAACGTAATTGAAGAACAAAATAATGTAAATCCAGTACAAGAAGTAGCTTGTGCTGGCGGGAAGTGTGATATAATCTAGGAGTTAACTATGGTTTTTGTATATTCTAAATTGTTAAACGACGAAGCAACAACGCCAACCAAAGCGCACAGAACTGACGCAGGTTATGATTTATACGCATCTGAAGATGCTGTTGTGGTTGGAAGACAACGAACAACTATAAAGACGGGAGTTTCTTTTGAAATGTCAGACGGATTAGCCGGATTAATTTGGCCTCGTTCTGGACTTTCTGTAAAAAAGGGACTAGATGTTTTAGCTGGAGTTGTTGACTCTGGCTACAGAGGAGAGGTCATGGTTTGTTTGTACAATACTTCTGACGAAGATGTAGAAATAAAACGTGGGGATAGAATCGCACAGATTATATTCCAAGAGGTTCCCCTAGTTTCTCTTATACGAGCAGAAGAATTGGAGACCTCGCAACGAGGGAGTAGTGGTTTTGGCAGCACAGGCACATAACAATCGAAAAAAGCGTCAAGAAAAAAAATCATATAAACCAAAAGTACTGGAGGCTAAGACTGAAAATCAAAAACATTATATAAGATCAATCATAGAAAACGATGTAGTTTTCTGCACTGGACCTTCTGGTAGTGGTAAATCATTTATCGCCGCTGGAATTGCAGCACAAAAGATTTTAAAAGACGAGATAGACATGATAATTGTGACTCGTCCTTTGGTGTGTGCAGGTAAAGATCTTGGTTCCCTACCCGGAGAACTTAATGAAAAAATAAAACCATACTTACAACCTATGGAAGAAAATTTAAAATACTTTCTAGGTAGAGATAAATTTGGTTATTATTATAATCAAAGAAGGATTAGATTTGAACCTTTAGAAACCATGAGAGGCTCAACATTCCACGACTCATATATGATATTGGACGAAGCTCAGAACTGCACATTGGAACAAATTAAAATGTTTGTTACTCGTATGGGCAAGCATTCTAAAGTGCTTGTAAATGGTGATAATAAACAGACAGATATCTATAAAAATACTGGATTAGATACCTGTATGGAAAAATTATCTAATGTTACAGGGGTCGGAATGTCGAAATTAGAGTATCATGATATACAGAGGAACGGAATTATAGGAGCAGTTTTATACGCATTAGAGTCTTAGAGTTCACAGTGTTATCTAGTTTATTCTAAATTCACAGCATTACTCTAAGACCCAGACTAGTCCCGGTTAGGGTTCACAGA